TCACCATCATTGTCGATATCTTTGTCTTTACGGTCAGCAAACTTCTTCTTTACTGCTTTAGGTTGAACTGCGTCCAAACCTTCACCGTCATCAGACTTGTCGTTCTTATTAGTTTCAGTTTTCAATGCTTCTTCAACATCGTATTCCTTACCACCAATAGTAAAGGTTTTGTCACCCTTTTCTTTTGCCATCTTTGCAGCATGGATGTAGTTATTCTCATCCTTTTCGTCTTTGGGTTTCTCACCCTTTTCTTTTTTAGAGATAGCGATTGCAGCTTGTTGAGCAGGGGAAACTGCCTCAAGCACAGCCTGTTCTAGACTACCTTCTTTTGTTTTAAGATACTTGGGCATATTATTTCTCCTGTGCATTCATCTTGTTAATAGTTTCTTGCGCCTTTGCGATTTGCAATTGCAATTGTGCGATACGAGTTTTCTTCTTATCGTCTCTACCCTTTTCTACTTCTTTTGCAGAATCAGGTTTGTTTGGTTCTTCTGCTTCTTCCTTCTTCCAAGGAAATTTACTTAGAGTTACTTTCTCTTTACCTTTCTTGGAAGAGGCAGCTGACTTTGCGAGTTTCTTTGCAAGGTCTGCCTTTTTGTTTTCAGAAACTTCTTCTTCTGGTTTATCATGTGTATAACCCATCTTCTTCATTTTAAGATGGTCATCCATAGTATTCGCCTTATAACCTTTACCAGTTTTAGGGTCGTACATCATGTGTGGTTCAAAGTCTTCTTTAATATCTACTGGTGATACTGCCATATCTCCCATAGCCATTGTAACCTTTTCGTCTCTCTTATACAAGTATCTTTTTGCACTTGTAGGACTATCTTTTCTTGCCATGGTAATCTTTTCTACTCTACCTTTGTTTACCATGTTCTTAGACTTGACAATATACTCAATAAAATCTTTACCCTTCTCTAATGTAGAGTCGTGTTTAATTTTAACAGTAGAACCCTTCTTTAATTTGTCAAAGACTTTTAGTAGTTTAGGGTCATTCATCTTCATCCCTTCAACTAAAGCATCTGGGATTTCACCTTCAACTTCTTCTTTGTACATATTAAGTTCATATGATTTACCAGTGTTGTATACTTGTACTTGGATACCCTTCTTACTTCCTTTTGCTTTTAGTCTGTAAGTGTTTGTTTTGCCTGTCTTTGGTTTTGCTGGGCCTGTTGCAACCTTATCATCAATCTCTTCTGGGTCGATTTCCATACCAAACTTCTTTTTAGCAAATGCATATGAATGTTGCATTGCGCCAGAGAATGTTTTGTGATACAAGTCGTAACCTGTAGATGATTTTGCTTCTTGCATCATACGTCCATTCTTGTACATACCATGCTTCTTTAGAATCTGTATCACTCCATCACGAGGGTCAGTATCCATATCTGAAACAAACTTCTTCATTAACATGAATGCTTTGTCTTGTACTGATTTTGATGAGTTCTTACCAATCACACGAACATATGCGGCAACCTTCTGGAAGTCAGTCTTATCAATACCACCACTTTTCTTAGCGTAGTCTTCTAAGGATTTAGATGCAGCATCAAAATTAATTGCTTCTTCGATTGATTCTTGACAATGTTCTTCATTGCAAGATACACATGGTGATTCACCACAATCACATCCACACTCAACATCTTCGTTCTGTCTTTTAAGAACTGCGGCGACTTGTTTATGATCAGACAACCCCTTCTTAATCTTTTCAATAGCAGTAACAGCACCTGACATATTACCACCAGCATATCTTTTATCTGATGCAATACCGATTGCCATCTTGATTTGTTTTGGAGAATACCCTTCACGAACTTCGGAAAGAGCTTCCATCATTGTTTTTCCATATCTTGTCATTTTACTTTTCCCAAATTTGTATTTGTAAAGAGTCATCACCTTTAATAATTCGATGATACTCCATTGCGTTAATATTGTAGAGTTCGCCCTTAACCAACTCCACTGGAAGTTCATTGTCCATTTGAAGTTGCCAACCGACACCCTCTAGGATTTTAATCTCCCTATCATTCTTATCACGATGCCAGACTAGTTCCTCTTCATCTACATGTTCAGAAAAGGTTCTAAGTTTGTATCCTTTCTCTAGTATGTCCTCATAAGGATCTACCAAAAGAAATTACCCCCACCACTCAATCCAAGTTGTTTTGCATATCTTGGCAAATTACATGCCCAATATCCTGCCTTGGTTTTGTCTTTCTTGTTTGCACAATCATGTCTTGCAGCAAACGATTTTCTTGCCTCTGGGTCATTCAACTTAACTTTAAGTCCACTTGTGTCTCCCCAAGAAACCTTCTTAATATTACCAGATGATGGGTCTTTTACATACACATAGTACTTCTTAGAACCACCAGACTTAGGTTTATTTAAGTCAACATCTTTACCTTGATACTCAGATTCCATCATAGGACAATCTAAAGGTACATTCTCTCCCTCATAAATTGCATACTTACCAATGTCACCTTCCATCAAGTCCCTGTTGAACCCTGTAGGATTAAACTCACCAGCCCTATACTCAACTCTCTTCTCTTGAAAATATTCGTAGTACTTCTCAGAACCTACACGATATACGTTTGATTCTATTAGACTAGCAGTCTTACATTCTTGACAACAATCTTCTGTGCCACAATGTGAATGTTCTTTGAACGATAGTACTGGTTGGAAAGGAGTCATTTTCTGTCTTTCTTTTCTTTGTGCATCAGTTCCGATTTCACGAGAATCTTCTGCTTCTTCTTTCTGTCCTTTGGCTTGTTTCCACAAGTCTGCATCACCAGTAGTTCTAGTTTTACCACCTGTGATAAAAGAGTTGACTCTAGCAAACGCCCACTGTTGTGGTGTTGTGCCAGGGCGGTGTCCTGTCTTCCACGCCGCCATACCTCTGTCGTATACTTTCTTTAAAATGCCGTATGAGATACCAGACTTATCTGCTTTCGTAACAAGTCCTTCAATCTTCTCATCTAATAAAATGAGTTCAACTTCAGGCGGGTAATCATACCCCTCTTTAGGAACACAGTTAGGAACTTCCTTACCGTTCTTCATCTTAACGCCAACTTGTTTATGAGTGTCCCAACATGGGTCTTCCTCACCAAACATATCTTTAAATTTCTTAGTGTGCTTTGATGGTTTAGTATCTGCACCCTTATCGCCAGGCGCAGGCCCATCTTTTGCTTTTGCAAAGTGTGCTGCACGTTTCTTCTTAGTTGCAACAGACATCTCATCACCATCAGCATCTTTTGCATAATACTTTGCTGGTTCTGAACCTTTTCTGTCTTTAATATCTTTATCTTGTTTTACTTCGTACAACCATTTCTTGTGTGTAGTACCATCTGATTCTGCGAATACAAGATAGTTAGTTCCTCTACGAATAACCTTACCAGATACTCCAGTATAATTATCTTCTACTATATCACCAATTGCATAAAGTTTGCCTTCTATATACAGGTCACGAATAACGTCTTCTTCTGTCTGTTCTACTTGGTGTGTGATGAATGACTCACGAATACCCATGTGTTTACGAACATCTTTGAATAGAGACATTCCTTGACTAAAAGTTTTTGGAAGTCCATTCTTGAATGAATCATAGTCATCACCAGAAGCTGCAGCACGCATCTTAGAAGCAGACATCCCTGTCACTCCTTCTGCATCTGGGTCTCTTTCGCCAGCAGATACAACTTCAATATTGTCGAATCCATAATAACCGTGTCTACCTTCAACACCATTATACTTGTTCAACAATGTATCAAACTCTGTTACACGATCAGAACCAACAACCATTACAATTGATTTGTGTCCTTTATTGTGTAGTGTTACTGCAATCTCAAATACTTGTCTTGCTTTATCTACAAAGATACTTCTAGAATGTTTTGGGAACATCTTCTTCATATATGCAACTTTCTTTGCATATGGAAGAGGGTCTTTCTTTGGGTTTTCTGAATGTGATGCAAAGACATAATAAGGTGCGCCAGCATTTTTCTTTGCTTGTTTCGCAACTGCATCTAATAATTTTTCATGCCCAGTAGTTGGTGGATTGAATCTACCAAAAGTGAATACAGCAGTATCACCACGAGCTTCTCTGATATCCTTAAAACTTTTCATTCTTCTGTACCCGATCCTCTTATCATTTATCCCATGCCTTTATTGCGGTAAAGTTGTTAAAACTAAATTCCATTCTATCTACAAGTTTGACTGCATCGCCTGATACTCTGTCAATTGCAACGTAACCCTCTGGGTTAGTTACTTTAAACCCATTTGCAGTTTTAATGAATGTATCTGTTAATCCCTTAACACTATTTAGTTTACTTACAACGCCCATCTTTGCATCAACCAAGTGTCCTTGAAATGCGATAATGTTTTCTAAATTCTTTGTATGTTTTTTTACTTCACGAAGATACTCAGTTTGGAGATTGGTATATTTTTCTTTACCTTTGTCACTCTTAACTTTATCTATTTGTTTTTGAATTGCATCGAATACCCACTTCTCGTATCCTTTTGCATGTCCTCTAGGGTCAGTAATCTTCTGCCCTTCACGAACTTTACTATTATTGTATGTTTTTAATTGAGCACCAGCAAGTGTTCCAGTAAATACATCCTGTAGTTTTAGGAACTTGTTTAGTAGTGGTGCATTGATTCTCTTGAATGTAGAACCAGCAAGAGATAAAGATTTTGTAACCTTTTCAGTTTCAGATGCAGTCATTGTAGCCTTACCAGATACGTCCTTGTAAGTTGCATCGTCCATCCAAACTGATGAAGGTTTGGTAAGCCCTTTAATATTTGCACCGAATGACGCTTTCATTCCTTGCAAATCTGATCCAGCATATGTTGTGTGCCATACGACACCAATCTTCGAAGACTTAATTTTCTTACCTAAATCTGAATTTACATCTACTGCATATACGATTGTATTAGGTTGGAAAGTGTAGTACTTAGTACCATCTATAGTTGTTGTGTCAACATCATCAGATGTATACATCAAGTCGCCCTGTAGAACGTCTTTAATACCCAACTTAGAAAACTCTGAAAGGGCAACTTTAAACTTACTGTTCAGTGAACCAGATAATCCATCTGCATCAATCTCTGCGGCAGTCTTATAAAGTTTTGGTGTTGCGTTGAATACTGACTTCTTTGCAACAAAGAACTTACCATCAGCAGGGTCGATACCAGCAAAGATTGCAGGCGCACCGTCCCATTTAACAGTCATGTTTACAGATGAACGTGATGCACCAGCCAACATATCTCTAAGAGAACGAACAAAGTTAATTGCTGCTCTGCCTCCTGGCACTCCGAAATTCAAGATTTCGTCTTCGATATGTTCTAGGTGTAGGTTCTTCCCACCTTTATCTTCAGTGAGATACCCCGAAAAGTTTAACATGTGGCACAGTTTCCATTCATACAAAAGTTATTACTATTCTATTTATAACGAAACTATGCTAGAACTTCATATCTGTGAACTTGTCGTACTTAGAATTCTGTCCTCTATCGAAAGCTGGTGTGTCATCCTGTCCACTATCAACTATATCAGATTGTGCTTCTTGTTCACAATCATACAGTTTCATCTTACTTCTATCAATACCTACTACAAATCTCTTGTTTGTACCCAAGTCATTGTAGCGATTCTTCAATTGTTTAACCATTAACTGGTTCAGTCCTTCTAACTCTTCAGTAGAGATTAGTGCAAACATTAAGTCAGCAGTTGCAGGCAAACCAAATGATTCTGAAGTATCTTCTAGTCC